ATGTTCATAACAATGTTCAATTTTTGAAAACTCTAAAATCTTTCCATTTTTAAAGTCTACCTCCAAGGCATCGTCAGCTGCAGGATCTAAAAGAAGCATTAAAATAACTATTTTATACATATTTTTAAAACTCCTCCACTGTTACATTCATTCTGCCAGAACTCTTATCATATAGCAACCGATCAGCTGCGCCTACATCACCAGTGTAACGACATTTCAGAACTCTAAGGGTAGTGGTGTTACACTCCACTGGATCGTCGCTCTGTGTGTTCCTCTCCAGGGAGATCACGCTGTCGCTGATTTGACTTATCCCGTGGCTACCCCTGAGATGTCCCAGATTGACCTCTACGCCCTCCTCATGCGACTTGTCAGAGCCTAGCCGTCTAAGGTGCGTGACCAGATGGATACAGCAACCTGTCTCCTCAGTGACCTGCCTTAGAAGGGTCATGGTGCGATCAATGGCCTTCCTCTCATCAGTAACTTCCAATCCAGATACTAGGATGCTAAGGTGATCTATAAATATCACTTGGCAGTCCAGTCCTTGCACCATGTACCTGACGCGATCTAGAAGGTCATCCATCTCCAATGAGCCAAAATGATCGTAGATAAATACTCGTCCTGTTCCTAAAGTATTGTCAAAGTATTCGCGTATTTGTTCTCTGGAATACTTCTCAAATACTTCATTCAAATGTAATCTGTCGTTGGCTTCAACAGCCAGAATTCCTCGTCTGGTACGATCTACGCTCTCTTCAAGAGCAATAATTCCTATATTCTGGTCCGTACTCTGGAGGTAATAGTGTTGTAGCTCCCTTAACATGGAACTTTTACCGACTCCGGTCCCAGCTGCCCAAGTCACAATCTCCCTAGCCCTAGTGCCAAGGGTCTTGCTCTGCAGCTTGGGGTAGGGAAACGGAATACTTCTAAGGTTCTGCTCTGACCACAATCCTTCAAAATCAGTAGCAGCATTGCGAATACCAGCTGGGGTATAACATTGGGTATTTTTTAACCGTGACAGGAACTCTGCCTCTAGACCTTTGGAGGTGTACTCGCAAGCGTCCTTGTGTTCCAGTTCTACAATAAAAGCTTTACCGGGACGTAATAGCCTAGCGCAGCGTTCTGCATTTATCCTGGCCTCTGGCTCCGCATCGAAACATATGAATACCCTGTCAAAACTCTCCAGAAGTTCCAGGTTATTCTTAAAGTCACGTTCTGCGCTGGACTGTCCTGTTCTGATAGACAAGGCATGAACTATGTTTTTGGAATTTTTTGTAAAGCTCTTTGCAATGCCAGACACACCATTGGCCATTTGAAACGCTGCCAAGGCGTCTGCTTCTCCTTCAGTTACTATCACAGTACCAGAACGAACGCCTATGTCTTTACCCAGCGTGTTAGTTCCGAATAAAACTGTGTTTTTGAAGTCTCCTTCTGTTTTAAACTGTTTGCCCTTTTCCCTGACCTTGGCCGCAACGCGCATTCCATCTTGATCAACGTAGGGAAAGGACACTGAAAAGTCAGAAGCGACAACCTCATACAGTTTTTCCACAGCTGGGGATATATTTCTGGCTGACCAGGGTAAGTCGTCGTCTGTTTTAACAGTCGGTATGTAGGCCATGTCTTCCTCTGCTGCGCCGTAATGTTTACAACTGAAACAATATGAGTGCCCATCGTCGTAGACTGCCAAGGCATCGCTTGATCCGCACTCTTGGCAAGGCTGGTGAATTTTAATAGCTACTACATCGCTCATCAGTGTTTCTTCCTTAAAACTTTAAGCAATCCGTCTAGGTCATCATCGTCATCGTCATCTTCTAATTCTACACCAATTTCTGGCTCCTGGTCAAGATACATTTTGAACTCCTCCAAAGCCATGCAGATAAAATACTCAGGGGGCTTGTTGTTTAAGTCTGCCATCTGTAGCAAAAACGGAGTAACAGACTTGTCAAGTTGAAAGATGTCTTCCAGTCCTTTCATAAATACTTGAAAGGGTAAGGAAGGATGAGATCCGGTGATACTCATTTTCTTGTTCCTTTAACTATTACATACACAGCGGCCACTGCCACTGATGCTACGACAAGTTGAAAAATGTCTTGAAGGCCAAAGGTAAAAAGAGAACCAAAGGGATCTGCTTCTATTATTTTGTTAGCTGCCAACATGGGATATCTCCCCTGCCAATGCCGCATACCCGGCAATGTCTACAAAACTATCATCCTGGGGGGTTTCGATCGATCTAGCAACTTTCATCAGGACAAGCATCATGGCAACATCTACAGGCTTTAGGTCACCAGTTTTGGATCTAACATAGGTTGTCCAGAGTGCCGCTATTCTGGCGTGCATTAGATATGCGTCACCATAATCTCTAGCCCGGTCGCCATTGATAAGAGTTTTGGCAGTGTCCAGGATCTCATTTCTCGTCATCTTGAACCTCCTCAATATAGTATCCGACAGGCGTTAGTCCTTCATGGGAAAAATCGTTGTCCATGACTTCCTTAGCATCATAGTAGGGCTTTTTCTCACGTTTGACTACTCTTTGACGATACAGTGGCGATTGTAACGCCTTAGCGTCCTTGCTACGTTTGTTTTTCATTACGTTGTGTTCCAATGTGTAAGCTTTGACCAATAATGAACCTAACAGGCTTGACAGCATATTAACTCCAATTTTTCAAGTTGTCAAATTCATCAGCGTCGTCTAGCTCATTGTGGACAGTCCGGGTTATTACCCATCGACACTCGCCGCATAGGTCGTTCTCCAGTGGCTGCGTACTGGGAAGCTTGGCATCACAGATGGCGCATCTCATGTTAATTGTCCTCTGGATTGAGGCGGAATTGTCTGGAGATTGCCAAACCTGTCGTATATTGTTAAGACAGAACTTGAGACACTTAGAACTCGTCCTGTCTGGTTCTCTGTCTCAATTGTCACAATTCGTTCTACACCTTGAGCATTCTGTAGTGGTCGTATGGTGTAGCTGTGGCTGGTTTGTACCGGCATTATGGCCGATATTGGCTCAATTGGGTCTATGCTCATTTTTGGTTCCTTTCCTGGCACACAATAGAGTACACAATTGTGTATATTAGATAAGTACACAATTGTGCTATATTAATCTCTCTACTGTGTACTCTATAGAGTATAGGGTAACACATTTTTTGAATAAGTCAACAGCTAATTGTAGTCCTCATCTGGTAGATTATCAAATGCGGAAACGATGTCTAGGGCTAATTGGCCAATTTCATCATGTGCCTTGTCTATGATGTCTTCAGCGTACATCGCAGCAATAGCCTTGTCTCTGAAAGGGTGAGGGTAATGTTTGTCTATTGCTTTGGTCAGAACCTTGCGAAGATCCTCAGATATTGCCAAGTGTGTATCGGATACGAACATTGCAGTGTAATCAATTAATGACATTGTGTTAGTCCCAATCCTGGTTAGCGTTGTAAAAGTCTTCGATGTCTTGCTTAGCTTGTTCTAGGGCAGCTGCCAAGCTGTCCAATTGGTGGTCAAAGGTATCGACCAGGTGCCAAGCGTTGCCAATTGCTACTAGTACTTCATTGTTGGTGATTAAAATTGGTATACACTGGTATTCAAGTTGAATTTCATCCATTGTCTTTTCCTAGTGGTCTAAAAAGGTTATGGGCTTTTTAGCTGTCCAGCATAGGGTACAAGTACCGCAACTTTCGGTCTTGTCAAGTTGTACTGGACAGGTAACGGCATCCCTGGTTGTATTGTGAATAGTGTTAGCCGAAAGATTATCCTGGGGTAATGTCGAAAACCTAATTGCAAAGCGTGAAAACCCAAGCTGGTCTCTTATTGCTGCAATTGTGTTTCCGATTGGCTTGCCAGGATGATGACGAGAATATCCGTAAACGTGTAGCTTGGGACGCTTTAGCAGCTGTCTTTTCCAGAATAGTGCATAGGATGCGCTGTAGAAGTCACCTAGGACGTGTAGGCGAACCAGGTAGCCTACCTTGTGCTTTTTGTCTAATACGTCTAGTTCGTCTTCTAAACGCTTCTCAAGGCCATCAGTGCTTACCCGGTGTGCAAATGGCATATTGTTACCATAGCAATCGTTCCAATGCTCACAAGCTCGATCACACGTCTTGCGTTCTTCCAGGGTCAAGGTATAAATCGGCATGCCCGCAAGCTTGCCCTTAGTAACCTTGCGGCCAAGTTTCTTGTTAGTCGATGGTTTCAAGGCCTTGTGCTTGTATGCGGACAAGCTGTAAACATTCTTGCTGTACATGGTGCGACCTTCGATGATGGCCGCATGGTTATCAGATAATCTTGTCATTTCTGACCCCACATTCTTTTCATCCTGTACTCTTTACCATTTTTAACACATTTACCGCCATGCTCAAATATCGCCAATGGAAGGGCAATACTACCAACTCGACAGTATCGGCCCTTGCAATCGTGACCCATTATAAAGATACGCTGTATGCCGTTTCTGTGATCATTATGCATGGTATCTTTGCCGCTGTCGTGATCTAGCTCATACGGAAACTCTTTGCCGTCAATGTAGATCGACCTTGTAAAGTACATAGCCTAGTTCCTTGCTAAGTTAACAAAATAGAACGCCAGGATTGCCTGGCGTTCCGTTTTATTAACCTGCAAAATTGTGCAAGTACTTAACCGGTGACTTGCGTTCAATGTAGAGCGAACGCTTGCCAGTGTGAATGCCTACCATAGTAGGACCGAAATTAACACCATAGCGCGCCTTGCGGCTACGCTTGCGATACAATCCCCAGCTAAAGCGTTTGCCGGTCGTGCCGTCGTTTAAAGGTGAGGCTTTCATAATAAATCGTCTCCGTTTGGTTGATACAATAGAAATAATAATACACTAATCTTTTTCAGTGTCAAGAACAAAATTAAAAATAATTTATGCATTGGTGGTCTAGAATTTGCCTATGCACAGGCCGTGCCAACTATGCTACATTCGCGCAAATTATTTTTATGTGTCATGGGTAGTCTTCCGCCAAGACGCACCAGCGGGCTTCCTAGAGCGTTTTAGAGACATATTCACCAAACACATAGCAAAATGCCAAGCCATTCACCTAGCGCATAACAAGCAAAAACAATGCCAAACTATGTTCAATTGGCACACACACGCACACTTTCAAAATATTTGTAGCAATCC